TATCTATTTCTTTCAAGTAAATGTTGTTTAATTACAATACCAGAAGCAAGACTTGTACGTGCAGGTACAAAGTCTTTAATCATTTTAAATAATGAGTTGTCGAAAAATTTAATTAAACGAACATAATCATTTAAATCGTAATTTTTAGTATATTTTTCAAAATAAGCATTTCGTAAAGTATCTAATTCAGGATATGTTAAAGCTGAAGATGATCTAAATCTTGGGTCACCTATAAGTTCTCCAATATTAAAATATCCAATTTGATCAGCAATATCATCATTTATTTCATCTTGAGGTGAAAATGCTACTTCAAGTAAATTTGTATTTGCAGTATAACTTTGGCTAATTTCTACATTTTGAGATAATACTCTAAAAGCAGATAAAGTATCTCCAGAAGGAATAACATTATCTTCTACTCTAATTTTGTCAGAAACAGCATTTTTAATACCAGCTACAGGTTGATCTATAAAGAAATATTCTGTGTTAGGATTAAAAACAGTTGGGGTAATAGCGTATAAAAAATCACTATTAAAATTAAATGAACTTGTTGTAGTCCAAGAACCAGTAACTTTTGGATGTATAGAAACAGACCCAGTATACAATTCACCTCCTAAAGATGCTCTAAAAGCCAATTCATTTGGTGATGAATTAAGTGTATTTCCTTCAATAGAATAAGGATTCATTATGTAATCCTTAAATGTACTCTCACTTATTGTATTGTTATAATATCTAATTTCTTGTAAGGAACCGGAAAATGATTCATATAACCCACCAGGAATAGCTGGATTTTGGAAACCAAATGTTGAAGTTAAACCTAAAGTCCAAAATGTTGAATCCTCATTTATAGATGAAGAAGAATAGAAACCTAATAAAGTACCATTATCTCCACCTTCATATATGTTGTTACCAGCATATAAATTAAAATCATTCCCATTACGAGTTACCATTACAGACCACCAACCACCATTGAAAAACGGTAAATATATACTAGCAGATGATGCTGGGTATGTTGTTGGGTCTGGGTAGAAAGTTAATTGTGCATATTGATAATATGGGTCAATAATTGATCCCGAATAGGAACCAGTAGCATATCCTGATCCTGTATATTGTAATACAATAGAAGAATAAGTATTTGTATTCCATAAACTTTGAGAATATGGAATAGAAGATGTTGGTAAACCTTCTGTTTTAAATCTAAAAGCTAAAGTAGCAGGAACACTATCAGGAGAATTCCAATTAGGATTTAATTTCCAATCAGAAATGACTGCATTATTTCCTTCTGTATAAAAAGCATAATTAAAAGTATCTTGCCAATAATCCCAATCATTTATATTAGCTTTGTCTTTACCTCCATATTCTTTAATTCTTAATACAGTATCAGGAATACCATATGAAGTGATTAAAGTGCGCAGACCAGGTAAAGTACCTTTTGACTTGAGTAGGTATGGTAAATTATGATAAATGCGTTTATATAACGATTTATTTACGTCGTCTAACGGTAAATAATCATTAGAAGCAGATATTAAAGTATCAACATATTCAAACCCATTAGGAGTAGGAAGTGAACCTGTAATGTTTGGGAATGGGAATAAACCACCCCCAGGAGTTAAGCCTAAAAATGCGGTATATAGATCTTCATTAGAAAAATTATTTTGATATAATTTAACTCCAAAATCACGTATTGCATCTGCTACTATATCTTTTGAAATACCATATTCTAAACGATTATCACCATTATACTTGTTTGAAATATCTTTATAATAAATCCAAATATTATCATAATGTTGACCAACCATTTCAATAAAAAGTTGGTATGGGTCATTTTGAGGATCGTCTCTTAAATATTCAGGAATTACATATAAAAGATTATCTTTATTGTTATTATCATATTCTGAAGCTGAAAGAATAAGGCCTCCATAATATGGGCTATTATAGTTAGTAGTACCAATCCAAGTTAAAACTTGAGAACTAGTAGAATTAGCTAAAATATAAGGTTTTTGATTATTAGTTTTAGGCCAAGCATATGAACCTGTTTCATAATATAGATAATATTCATACCCATCAAAATTAGTTATAATATTACTTATGTAAGATTCATATACAGCTTGACTACTACTAACAGTTGAAGTAGATGAAGTAGTATTATTTAAAACGTTAATATTATTAGAATACTGTTCTATTAATTGTATCTTATAATAAAAATTTTCTAAACGTGATTGAGCTGAACTAAAATGAATAAAATTAGAAAAATCAGTATAATCTACATTTATGTCAATTTCTCTTTCTTCTAATAAACTACTTAATTGGTTAAATGAACTAGTTAAAGTTGTAGTTGTTAAAGAAGTATAATCTAAAGCTACAGTTGAATTGTTAATTTGGTCTTTTAAATCTATATTAAAATTAGGACCTTTAACAGGAGTAGTATCTTGAATTACTATTGGTTCTTCAGGAAAAATTACCTTATATGCTAATGGTTCATCTACAGCTGTTACTACCCATAATGTAGAATTTATATCATACTGCTCAGGAAGAGGTTCATATAATTTAATTAAAACTGTTGGGTTGGAGGGATCTTGTTGATCTAAAACAACATTATTAGCTATTACTAAGTTATTCTCACCAAAATTTAAATAAAAATCAACAAAATAAACACTTAAATCTCTTTCTTGAACAAAAACATTTGTAGATTCAATTATGTCTAATTCAGATAAAATTGTACTGTCTAATCTAATTTCAGTTCTATCTGGAGATATTTCACTAATAAAAAGATTAGAAGAAAAATTACCTATTTTATTGTTTAAAATATTAAAATAAGTGGTATATTCTCCTTGAACATATCCATTATTGATAAGAATATTTTCTGGGTCAAGTTGGATCTGGGAATATGTGTTATTAGAACCTGCAGATTGACCATCGTTTAATATTGTGTATTCTGTAAAGTCATAATTTTCAGATATGATATTTTGATTGTTATCATATACAAAAAATTCAATATAACTTTCTGAGGTAAAAGTAGTATTTACATCAAAAGATGGAATTAAATTTGTATCCTGAACATTATATGTTTGAGATAAAAAAGAAAAAGCATCTATTTGATTGACTTCTGCTGCCATTATTTATTTTTATATAGTTCCTAATTGTAGTTGTAATTCTGAAATTTGTTTTTGAGCATCTAAAAGTTCAACTCTTAATTGAGCAATTTCATTTTGCAATGCTATTGTTTCTTCTAGATTAGGAACATAATTAATATAATCACTACTTTTTTGTATTAAATATTCATGTGAATTAGTTTCCCCTAACTCAGGTATATCATAAAACAGGTCATTGTACATAGTAAAAAAATCATCAACTGTAGGTTGAGATGCAATTTGTTCTTGGGGGGTTGGTACTCCTAATTGGGTAAAAGAAGTATTAATAACCTTATCATATTGCCCTTTATTATATACTGTTTTATTTAGATTTATATTTTCAATCATCCGTTTACAACTTTAAAATAATAATTGTCGTCATAAATCATAGTAGAACCATTAATATTAGATTTGATTAAAATTTGATAATATCTTTCTGGTTCAAGTCCACTCATATAAACATCAAAATAGTTTCCATGTGAATTAGAACTAATTTGAGTATAATTGTCATCGAAGTTAACAACATATTCATTAGTAGCCAAGTCTTTTATAGCATAATATGAAGAAGTTGGTAAATAGTATAAATTAGTAAATAATGAAGATGTTTGGTATACTCGAGGTGGATATAAAGGACTTACATTTACGTAAAATCTATTTTTACTAGTTGGATAAAATGTACCTGGGTTTTCAGATAAAGACATTTTTAAATCAACTGTATTAATAATACTGCTAGTAGCAGATCCTGTTAAAACTGTAGAGTAATCTCTCCATCTAAATTCTAAACATGGAGGATAAATTGTATTCGTATCAACACTATAATACTTAAATATAGGTTGAATATATTCACTTGTATTAAATTCTTGAGAACCTGTTAATTTAACTATAAATCCATAATTTGGAATTGAGGAACTATACCAAAAATTAACAGTATTAGTTACATTAATTTCAATGTCTTTAGTATCACGTAATTCAAAAGATTCTGTAATTTTTAAACTAGAAGTTGTAAACCAATTTCCTCCTCCTATATTTGAAAATATTGGGTTATACGAACCAGTGTATAAAAATCCATTAATAGAACCACTCATACTCCATACCCCAGATCCTGAGTAGAATGAATATCCCCAAGAGGCTCCATTTTCTTCTTTTGGGTTATCTAAATAATACCCGGTACCATTATTCCAAGATTGGGCTAAAGATAAAATTTCTAAAGAGGTATTTTGATTTAAACCTTGAGCTTCAGCAATAAAATTTTTAAGATATATGTTGTATTGACTACTACTAATTCTATTAGTAATAATATCATTTATTTCATTTTGGTCAAATTGGACTAAATATCTAGCTGTTTCAGGGTCTCCACTTATATCTAATTTATTAGAAACTTCTAAAATAGCATCCAACCCAGTATTCATTGCTGGGTAAGCAGAATATAGAGTAGCATCTTGGGTTGGGAATATTTTATAAACAGCCATTATGGTATTTTATTATAAATATAGAATTATAAAGGAACTACTTTACCTTTAATATCAGTATTTGGATATCTTACTTCAAATATGCTAGGGTCTAATGAAGGATAAATTACTTGGTTTTGAGTAGCTGATGAAATATCATAAGCATATTGAGAATATCCTGAGTTAGTTCCTGCTTTATTTGAAATACTAATAGATTTAACTGTTTGTACACCTTTAATTTTGTCTAATAAAATATAAAGATCTCTTAACATTATAGGTTGGTTAATTTGCCATTTACTTATAACAAAATAATTTTGTAGGGCAACAATACAAGCTAATAAAACTTCATTATTGTTATATTCAGGTAATACTATAATTTCAAAATCTACACCTATATTAATAATAAAAGCATCTCTAATTTCAATACTATCCCCAATCATTCTATATTGGGAAAGGTATGTTCTTAAATTATTTTTTAAAGTTGTTCCAGCATAATCTAATTGACCATTACTGTTTAAAGATAAAACATATAAATTTAATGTTTCAATAGTTGAAACTTGTTCATCTGTTAATTTAGGCTGTTCAATAAATGCTTTAGAAACAGCACCATAATCAGAAGGCATACTTAATGCTCTAATTAAATAATCATCAGCAGTAACTGAACGTTGTTGGGATGCTATAAGTGCTAAAGTGTTTTGACGGATTTCTTCTAATGTGTCTCCACTTTTTCCACCGTTAGCGGCATTAGAGTTATTTGAAGAAAGAGAGTTAAAAACATAATTTGCTGTAGTAGCATTTAAATTAGTTTGGGCAAATTGAACAGTATCTGTTGAAACACTATTTAATGTATTCGAAGCAACATTAGAAGTAACTCCTCCACCTACTAAATATCTAACAGTTAAGGTTGTATTAGATGGAGCAATACCATAAGTTCCGGTAAATAAGAAATTTACAGGTGAATATGCTGCTGTTAATTTATCTTTTTCAAACGGTAATCCTAAACCTACATTATCTGGGTTAGGAATAATTTCTTCTGTTATATCTGAAGGGGATCCTACTCCAAATTGAAGCTGAACTTGGTTTGAAGAAATAGCTCTAGTAGCAAAACGTCTAGCTGCTTTTATAAGTCTTAACAGATATGGAGTATTATCAGTTTTGTTAGGATCATTTATATTGGTATTTTTTATAGAATCTAAAACCATTTCTTGACCTAAATGATCTACTTCATACCATTTATTCCCATCAGAATCTGTTATATCTAAAACTCCTAAAAAATTATCAGTATTTAAAGTTATAGTTGAAAATTGTTCAGGGTCACCAAATGTAAATGTTTCGGTTTCAATAGTTGCCGAAACAGCATTTCTACTCTTTTTTAAAAGGTAATATTGAGGATTAGTACCTGCAATTTGATATATTGAAACTTCAGTTGGATCTTGAGAACTAGAAACTGAAAAGTCTATTTTGTCTTGGATTAAAAATGATGCTTCTTCTTGGGTTGTTGAGCTAATAGTAGTATTTTCATTTACTATTAAAGTATAATCATAGTCAGGGACATAAACAGAAGCTGAAATTTTTGAGGGTACTTGTTGATAAAAATCTATAGTAACTTGAGCCGCTGTTGATAATTTTGGTTTATAACCAAACATATAAGCTAATTCATATATGTTATTGGTTTGTTGAGCATATTGGATAAAATTTTCTTGTAATTGATTATCCAAATAAAAACTTAAAACATCTCCAACATATGCTGCTTGTTCAATAAACATCATCCCTGGGGATGTTGAAGTAAAGTCATTATAAGTATTAGGAAAGTATGTTTTAGAATACTCTATTAATCGTTGTCTAAAATCAGAAAAATCGCGATTAATATATTTTATATCCCTATTAGTATTAGCCATTTTATAATTGTATTTCTAAAGTATCAGTTATATTAGTATTTAAAACAGTATACTTTAATGTTACTGTTATTTGGTTAGAATCATCTTGCCCAGTAACTGTTAATTCTGCTATTTCAATATTTGGGAAATAAACTGAAATTTTACTGTTTAGATCTTCTCTAAGGTTATTTAAGTTATCTTCTGTAATTTGTTCAAAAATAAAGGCTCTTAATCCTCCCCCAAAAGTTGGGTTTAATGGTCTTTCACCAGGATTAGTTAGAAAAAAATTAATTAAATTGTTTTTAATAGCATCTTTAGTTTGGTAATTAGATACAAAAACAGCAGGACCACTAAAAGGGAGATTTACTCCAACCGCAACACTGGGTTGGAAGTCTATAGGGGCTATTTGTTGAGGGCTAAATGCCATTATTTACTATTCAATAAATTCATAATTTGATCCATACCTACTTCACCAGCACCTAAA